TTGATAATTTTTTCAAAGTCAACAACGTCTGCTTCACCGTCGACGTATTTTTCTACGTCCCGGCTGGATAATGCTCGTTGATAATTTTCTAGATATTGTTTGAAGAACTTACTACGTGTTCTTCGTAACTCGATATTAAGGTATTCTAGAATTGCTTCAATTTCCTGCAACTGTCCAAAACGTTCTTCAACAATACCAGGCAAGTTTGCGGCTTGCTTTTCCAGATTGCCGAATAATTTTGTTTCCTTACGTGCTTCTCCAAGTTCGTTTTCGTACCAGAGAATTGCGGCCGGAATGTTAGCAATATCTTGAGTAATCCTAGAATACCAGTTCATTTAATCCCAATCTTCGTCGTCACTAGAATACGAGTCGTTTTCCCAGTCATCATCTTCAGCATCATGTTCTTTTTTACCTTGAATGTCTTCTACCGCTTCTTGTAAATACGGATCTTCACCACCCAAAGCATAAAGAACGTCTTCGTCGACACCGTTGTCTTGACACCACTTTACGTACTGCATTGCTAGTTGTTCTTTATTTGCCTTTGGGACATATTCTGAAAAAATATCCCAAAGGTCAATTAATTGATCTTCACTCATCTCCGTCACTTGTCTTTTCCTCGTCAGTTGTACTAGCAGTATCTTCTTCCGTTGTTACTGCCTCTTCGTACTTATGCCTAATCTTGGAAAAGTCCTCCATAATGATTCCTAACTTTTCTCCTGTCCAATCTTTACGATATTCTAGGGTTTCTTCATTACGGCTATTGACAAATTTAAGTCTGTTACCTTGTTGTGTTAGAATGCCTTGTTTTTCAAACAAGTCTACTAGTCCACTGTGAGGATCCATACCTGTTTCATATGGAATCTTTACTTGTACGCCTTCAAAAGGTTTAGCGTAACGTGTTTTCATAACCTTACAAGCGGCTCTGATACCACGTACATCTGTTACCTTTTTACCGTCTTCATCTTCTTTTAGTTTCAATTTTTTCATTGCCACTACAATAGATGAAGCATACACAAAACCTTGACCACCGCTAATTTTATCATCAGGATCAAACATATCTTGTGATGCGTATGTGTGGTTAGTACATACCATACCTACATTGTAACTACCAAACATGTTTACACAGTTACGTACAAGTGCTGTAAGTGCCTTAGGTTTTCTACCCATATCACCTTTCATATCACCCTTTTGAAACTGGTCAACATCTGTTGGAGTTAACAACATACCAAGTGAGTCAATCACAAACAGTACCTTAGGTCTGTCTGCAGGATCTACAGTATCATAATCTGATCTATAATCCTTCATGAACTCACTAATAGTTTTTGCTACATCGTCGATCATACTCATCGACAAACGTAGAAGTTTATCTTCTGCTGTGTCAACACCTAGTGCTTTAAGCCACTTTTCATCAAGTGCGTTCTCTGAGTCAACTAGGACTACAAAGATACCTTGATCTTGTGCCGCTTTCACAATGTTACCACTTGCAAAATAAGATTTACCTGCACCGGATTCGCCAGCAAACACTGTTACCTTACCTAAGGGGATTCCTTTGTGGAAGTCCCCAGAGATAAGATAGTTAAGTGCGTAATTGCCGGTCGAAACCCAGTCAGTAGGATCGTTAAAACCTACACCTAGACCTGTAATGCTCTTGGTAAGATTCTTACGAAATTTACTAACGTCGAATGGTTTCGCCATGATTACTCCTTATTAAGATTGACGGTTGCGGATCATTGCTAAAATATCATTAGCACGTTCGCTACTTGGTTTATCTTCACTTGCACTTGCAGTAGTTGCCGCTGGAGCAGGTTGTGCTACAGTTTCTGCTACTGGTTCAGGTGCTGGAGTAGGAGCAGGTGTTGCCGCTGGTGCTGATGCACTCTTGTTCGGATCACCAGTTGGAGCACTCATGCCTGGAGCACGAAAGTACTGACCAAAACGCTCTGGATCATATGCTTCACCATCAACAGATGCTTCGAACATTTCTTGAATAACTTTAACTTCAACATCTGACGGCTTCTTAGGTAAGAAGTCATTAAGGTTATACACTCCATTTGTGTCAATTGCTGATTTCTCAATATCAGTTAGAGCACGTTCTCTACGTGACCATTGTGAAGTTGAGTAGTCTGCATATCCACCTTTAGATGTTTTCTTAATACGGAAGTCAACACCTCTTACAAAGTCTGTAGGAAGTTCTTCCATCTCAGGATCCATCAAAGCACCTTTAATGATTTGGAAAATTTGTGGACCAATAATAAAACGTCTAATTGGATTTTCTGGAGTTGAATCTTCACTAATCGGATTATCAACTACAAATCCTTGGAAAATGTAAGAACGTTTTTTCCAATACTTACGACCTTGATCTTCTAGTGCTGGATCTTTAAACCAACCACGTACTTCTGAAAGTACAGGGCAAGTTTCGCCATACATTTCCATACATGGAACGTTAACTGTCACTGGACGTGAATCAGTTTGACCTTTGATTCCCGCAAATGGAAGTTTGATCATCAAACGCTCTTTCCAAAAGAAAGTAGCCTCTGGATCAGCATCTGGTAAGAAACGTAATACTGCTTCAGTACCTTCTGCCATATTCCAATGTGGGTAAATTGCGTTGTCGCCGCCGCTTTGTTGATTTGAACCACCTGTGCGTGATTCTTGTTCGCGTAGTTTTGCACGAATTTCTGCTAATGTTGCCATAATTTAAGCCTCCTATGTTTTGCCTTTATGTGCCTGTTGTAGATATATGTTTCTAACAACATACCTACTATTATATTTAGTTTTCCTCTAAAGGTCAACTAAAATTTCTGAAATTACTTAATTAATTTTGCCAATTTGTCTTTGATGTAGTCTAATTCTTCGTTTGTTCTCATTAATGCTTTTTCTACACTAGGGTGTTTGGACAATCCTTTAGCAATCTTTTCAATTACATCAACTGCTCCAGAATAGTTTCCGCCCTTGTATCTAGGATCATTTAGTACACCAAATGCCATTTTGATTTCTTTATCAGAGAAATCTTTGTTGTCTTTTTCCTCGTGGCCTTCGTCAGTTTTGCTCATAGCCTTTTTAACTTCGTCAGCGGACATGTTTAATTCTTTGGCTATCTCTTCGTCGCTGTGTCCTTTGGCTTTTAGACTGTGCATGTACTTGATGCTACCTTCTTCTACATCTTCATCGTCGTTTTCAACTTGTACTTCCTTACCTGTCAGTTTGGATACAAATTTTTCGACTAGATCCCCTACGGAATCACCAAAACGCTTACGGGCGGAGATAACCACACCTGTTTCACCTTTTGGAAACGCTCCAGTTTCTGTGTCATAGAATGAGCGGACAAATTCAATGATATCTTCAGTACTTGCTTTTTCATCTTTAGGCTCTTTTTCATCGCCGCTAAGTTTCATAGCACCGTCTTTATCAATTGTTACATCTGTAGTATCGTCTTCCATATTCATATCACCGAAGTTTAGTTTGTCTAATACTTCAGGATCGTTCTTTTGAATATAACGATAGATAGCAGGCCTTGCACAAGACTCTGTGTCTTTCTCAGCCATGTCTTTTAGTTCACTCATAAGTCCTTCGTCATCAATAATACCTTTGAGACTGTTTATTGCATTTGTTGCATCAGGACCTACTGGTAATGTTTTGCCAAGCATTTTATTAAGCATAGCAATACGTTGTTTATCTAGGGATTCGTCCATTACAGAGTCTGCCCAAGTTTCAAATTCATCTATGTCGCTTGATTCTTGTGGGACATCAATGTCTGCATTTTTAATCTGATCCATAGCATCATCCATTGCCGCATCCATTGCCGCTTCATGGTCTGGACCATCTGGTTGAACAACAGCAGTTGCTAGTTCGTTGTCTAGTTTATTGTTGCCGTCGCCTTCTGCTTCACCTCTTAGTGAGTTGGGATCAACTTCAGCATAGTAACCGTGTTCATCGCTTTGTTTGATCACTGCTTTGTAGTATAGAGTTCCGAAGCCTGTTTCGCCGTCGTCACCCGTAAATTCAAATTCAGTTTCGCCTTCCATTTCCTTAGGCATAAAACCTTCTTTAACAACTTCATCTAAATCAATTGTTGTTTCAGCAACACGTTTTTGATAGATGTTGTGTAGTAAAGGAAACATATCTTTTAGATCTTCATTAAACTGCGGAATAGTAAATGCATTGGTAAGTTCGTTTATAACATCTTCTCCCAATTCTGAGTCACCGCTCTCAGTCACACTGTAATTTTCTTTTGTATCTAAGTAGTACTGTTGACCTTGTAATTTCTTAATATGATTTCTTAAGTTTTCAAGTTCAATATTAGATCCTTCAATAATATCATTTGAAGTTGTGTTCATAAAGTCTTTCTTACCAACGTAACGTTTGAACGCAGTAAGTTTTGCAATGTTACTAGAAGTTTCAATAATGTGTTTACCAAAGTCGTCATGAGGAAGACCACTGTTAGCAACGTGACGTGCCATTGCTCTGGCACCTGCTAAATGAGCATAAGGATATTTAAAACGTTCGCCTGATTCATTTTCAATAAACAATGAACTAATGTGTCTTGTTCTAGCACCCGTTTGCTCTGGTGTGATTTCTTTTTTGTGTCTAATAATAAGTTTTGTTTTGTCTAGTTCCTCATAACTAGATTTAGTTGTTCCGTACATTGCTGACTCCTGAACTTGTTTGTTTGCCAAGTATTGATAATCTCTTTTATCTAGATTAGATTTTGCTATATCACGGGTATCAAATCCCATCATATGTTTTTTAGCAAAGAAACGCATTTCTTTTAAAAAATTATACCATTCGTTTTCTATAGGCTCTGGTAAGTTTTCAAGCATATTCTGACTATAATAAATCTTTAATGCTTCGCCTTCTTGAATACTAATGCTTACTGCTCCTTGATTTTCACCGTTTACTACCCAGTCAAAATCAAAAAAACGTGCCTGACTTTCGTTAGCAGTAGGCGCTCCGTTTTCGTCTCCCATTACAATCTTAGGAAAACGTCCACGAATCTTTTCAAATATTGCTTTTGATATATTATCTAATCCATTCATATTGTTATTTATGCTACTAGAATGAAATGAACACAGGCATCGGCAAGACTCGATCTTCCACTTCTGCGTCTCTCATTTTCTCATATATTGCCGGATCCCAGTCTGCTAGGATCTTTTGCATACGCACATTTAACATGGTTGCCATTACTAGGTCGTCATGTTCGCCTGTTTTAGCACCAAATGTTGTACCGTGTGCTACAAATGCTTTTAATTCTGAAATTAACGGTTTGCTATGTATTTTTAATTGTCCTGTTTCTAGCAGTTGTTTGAATTTAGCACACGCACCTATTTTAGTTTTATGTGTTGTATTGAAACCTTTACGGAACTTACGAACATGCCCTTTACGTGCAGGTTCACTTAAAAACATTCCATAAATGTTTTCTTCGCCGTATTCGTTTATAGCAACAAGAGCGGCTTCTCCTATTGAATTATTTTCTACACTGTAATATACCTGCGGAAGTGTTGTGCTTTTTGACTGGCAATCTTCCATAATGGTTTTAGTAATTTGTCCTAGTATACGTACCTGTCCTTGTATAGGTGTATTGTTATGTTGCCATTCTGCTACCTGTTCAAAACTAGGCAATTCGAATACTTCAATTGCGGCAGGATCTCCACCCGTTCCTAAACTCGGATCCATGCTTACAATATAAGTGTAATTAGGATTTACTTCTTTGTACCAACGTGTTTGCCCCATTTTACGAATAGGATCTTTGCCTTCTAGTTCTGCAAGTTTCACGCTATTGATAAGTGTTTCATCAAAAATCAAAAACTCACATTCGTGTTCACGTCTAAAACGTTCTTCACCAATACGTGATTTTTCTTCTGCGGCCCATTGCTCGTCTCTATCTGGGTGTTCACTCCAGTGTGCAGAAAAAGCAAAGAAACCATTTATACCAACTTCAGTATCGTTACCATGTTCGTCAAAGCGTTTCATGGCTTCTGTCCAAATAAGTGCAAACTGATCTTCGTCACTGTTTGGTGTGGAAGTAATAATTGCCTTACCACCTGTTGCTAGTGTTGGAGAAATTGCAGTCCAAAATTCTTTCGCAATGGTTGGATTAACGAATGCAAACTCATCACAGTATAGTAACGAAATACTCATACCTCGTCCTGTGTTGTCTGTTGTTGTTTGTGAAACTATTCGCGAGCCGTTATCAAATTCCATTGACCCTTTGTTATATGAAGTTACACCACATCTTATATGGTCTGGACAGTCTTCGTAAGCGTAGCGAATACGATGCATAATTTCTTGGGCACCTGCATATTTGTGTGCCGCAATAAGAACAGTTACATCTGGATTAAACATAGCATACCATAATAGATAACCGGCGGCTGTAGTAGACTTGCCTGTTTGTCTAGGTAGCATGTTGATGTTAAATCTATAATTGTGATATGAATCAACAAGTCTTTCTTGGAACTCAAAAGGAGCAAATCTCAACTTGCCTTTTGTTGGATGCTGAATATAAAAGAAATTATCCATAAAGAATTTTGCACCTGTGTCTGGATTTGCACAGGCTTGTAATTCTTGAATTTCTTTTTCTGTATATCTAGTCCTTGCGTGTGCTTTTTTGACAAGAACACCATCAAGGCTTTTTGCATTTTGTGCCATACTATTACTTATCTTAAAAACAGAGGCATTTTGTGCTTATTGACACTAATATCAATAAAGTCACGCAGTACATCAAAGTGTTGGCTTAAATTTTCAAATAGATCTATGTTTAGTACTTCACCGGCCATTGAATAACTGCTTTTGCCTATGTTACTGTAATATTTAATGCTTAATCCTTTACGTGAACCGTATGTTGGAAATACTCCTGTTACAAACAGACATGTATCTCCTAGTTCTTTAGCACTGTGGTTGTAAGGACGTTCTAGTTTTAAGTATGCTTCGGCAAAAGATTGCTCTGGTAGAAAGTCTGGACGGTCTATGTAGTTTGCCAAAAGATATACAACGTAAGATTCAAGTTCAACTGGTAATTCGTAACCGTGTGTTTCTTTTGTCTCACGTACTACTTCAAAGAAGGCGTTGGTGTATTCCGTCTTCATAAAAATATTTATTGTTTTTCAGTCAAAAAAAAGCCCCGCTTTTACACGAGGCCCAATCCTAAGGTAGTAGGATTAAAAATTATGCTTTCTTAGCCATTTTGGTTGCAGTTGCATACATTACTGCTTCTGCATCATCGCCGTATCTCTTTTTAAAGTCGCCTTTTTCTTTCTTCATGCCTTTAACATATTTTTCTTTTGTTTTTTCTTCGGCTTTGGAAAGTTCTCTTTCTTTAACGTAATCTGTATATTCTTTCATTAGGTTTTGTTCAATTGACTCTAATGGATTATCACCGTATCTACTCGGTACATAACGGACTTTAGGCTTACCGTCTTCTGTATGATCTGAATAGTCTGGATCATAACCTTTATAAGTAGGATCCTCTTTTTCGTTACCCATTGAGTTAGCATAGCCTTCTTCAGTTTCTTGATCAGTTACTTCGTCTTCAACTTCTTCTTTTTCAATGCCTGCTAGTTTTGCTAATCTTTGTTCATAGTCTGCAAAAGGACTAGGATCTTTTACTCTAATATCTTGTGGATGCTTAGGACCATTTGTATCACCGTATCCTGTTTGTGTTGTTACATCTTCAATACCCTTTACTTGTTCTTGTGGAGTATTATCGTAAGTTGGTGTACCGCAACTTGGTTCTGCCTTCATTACAGGTGTGTTATCCTGATCAGGCATCATGTCTGGTGTTACAGGTTGCATGCCTGCAAGTTTCATTATTTGTGCAATGATTGGTAAGTCCTCAGGAGAGTCAGCACTAATAGTAATAGACTCGTCTACTTTTTTCTTTTCTTTATCCTTGACTGCTTTTTTCATTGGCTCTTTTTTATCGCCGTCTTTATCTACATCAAGAAAATCAGGTTTTGCTTTTTTTGCTTCTTCGACTGGAGGGTTAAATTTTTCTGTATTGTCTACTGCGTCAGTTACTATATTAGGATTTTTTTCATCTAATTCTCTTAAACGCTGTAGTACGTCGATCATTTCATATGATGCCATTATTCGTCTCCTTGATGACGTTCTTTTGCTTCTTTTGCTAATTGCTGTAAAAACGTCTCTTTACCTTTTTCAGTAACAACCAACGCATCTTTATCAACTGCTTCTGCATCTTTATATTCACCGTCTGTAAGTTTTGTTTCATACGGCTTATCGCTTGGCTCTTTTTGATACTCTTCAGTTGGTTCACCTGGTCTGCGTACACGGATAAAATCCTGTTGTGTATTCAAAACATCTGCAAGATAATTTCTTAGTTCAAACTGTGTAGTTGGGTAGTTTAATGTTGTTTCAAAAACTGTAACTTCTGTGTTACTTAAATCTGGAAAATCTAAAGGCACATTTTGAATTGGAGTTTTCTTACCCGCAGTAAGATTAGCAACATCAAATTTCTTAAGTGCTACTTCTAAACCTTCTTCAAAATTTTCATCTAACGGGCCTGCAACCTTGATGATAAAATCATACTGTTTTGCGGCTTCTGCTAGATATTTTTTAAACATGCTTGCCATCTATATTCTCCTTTAACTACGTTTATTTATCTTGATCCTTGTTTAAAATACGTTCTAAAATGGCATTGCGATCCATTACAACATACCCTTCAGCATCTACTGTATCAACGTTTTCGCCTGCTTTTTGATCTAAATTTTGCTTTTTAAGTTGCAATTCTACCATTTTTAACTTTTTATCTAGTTTTTGGCTCTTTGCTTCGATGGCATTCTTAAGCATATTACTTGCTGTTTCGAATACTCGACCCGCATAACGTGATTCTACATTCATGCCCAAATCCATTAGATCTTCATATGATTGTTTTGCTTTTTCTGCTAGATCGTCAAGTTCTTTATCTGCTAATTCTCCAAGTCCTTTAACCATAGGTAAAGCGGCAGATATTTTATCAAATTCTGCTATACTACGCTCAAGGTTGACCGTTTCTTTTTTGACTTCTTTTGAAGGCTCTGGCTTTTCAACCTGCTCCATGGTCTCTTTAACTTCAGGTAAATCTAGTAGTTCTTCTAACTTCTTTGTCATAATAATACTTATCTTCTCTTGCCTTGGTGGAATAAATCTTTTTCAGTTACTACTCTAAACTGTATACCGTGTTGTTTGCAATACTTCGCGGCCGCTTCCCACTTTGCTTTGTTTTTAATATAGTTGGCTTGGTTATATGCACTTTTACCAACCTGCTCTTTTACGGTGTGATTTTCTGGTTTGATTTCAATTATCTCTGCTCGTGTTTTTCCAGACTTATTGCTGTAAACAATAAAAAAGTCTGGTACATAAATTGTGTATTTTCCATCTAGTGGATTTCTGTAAGGTATCTTAATGCTTTCGCTTGCCCATTTAGCAACCGCTGGATGTTCGTCACACATTTTCATAAAGTGCCATTCCCAACTGCTTCTATACATAGGAGTTTTTGTTCCTATATACTTGTCAGGATTCTTTAAATCATATTTGCCGCGGGCAAAATTTCCTAAACGTGCCATTATGCAACGATGTTCCTCTTAGCAGTATTTTCTTCGACTTCTTCTTGTGCAGTTCCAAGACCACTAGTTGGTAATCTATTGATATTAAGTATTTGACCTATTGCGTTTGTTAGTTTTACACTATCTATTTCTTTTAGTTGATCTAAAAGTTGTAATGGATTAACACCATCAAGTTTACACTGTGTTAAAAAAATTAGTGCTGTACTTCTTGCGGCATTTGATTCCATTCCTCTTCCTGTAAAGAAGGAAATCACAGCATCGCTTTCACTTGCTTTAAACTGTAATTGTTTTTTATTGTAAGCATCAAAAAATTTAATAGTGTTGTCACTGCTATCTTTTTGAATGCTCTTGTCTGGAATTGGTAAGTTTGAATATGTTATTGCCATAATTTTTTATCCATTGTTAGGAGTACTATTTTCACCTAGTACTGGTACTACTATTTTGACCTTCGCCGCCATTGCCTTGTTGACTGTCATTGTTAATTTGCTGTGCTGGATTGTATACAACTGTTTCTTCTTGATTTGCTGGAGTAGCAAATGTTTGATCAACAGTATCAAACCCGCTCATTGTAATAGTTCTGTTGGCCGCGTTTGTAACACTTCTTGTTACAATACCTGTTACTTCGTTTTTTATACCTTCGCTTGATAATTGTTTGGCTCCGTCATATGTACGTTTGGCTTTGATTGCGGTTCCTAGTAGTGCAAAAGGATCTGTAAAAATGTCTCCCTGTAACACATCGCCAACTACATCTAAACCTCCGGCTAATACTCCGCCTTGGCCAAATAGTCCAGCGGCTCCGGATCCTAACGGTGAAGGAATATTATCGTAATGCAAGGCTGTAAATCCTTTTACAGTCTCTGTACTGACCCGTCCGGTTGCATACTTAATTCCTTCGTATATTACAACCATTTGATTTTCAGCAGGATTACTACTTGCACTGTTCATGTTAGGCGGTGTCCACTGTTGTATGATAGGGTTGATTAATGTAAATTCAAAAAATCTTTTTTTACTAAGTTGATATAGTTTAATATTGTTAAAAAATCTTACACTTTTATAATTGTCAAAACCAAATTTTAATCCTGTTTGTTTAGTTGATGTTGTTGTGGTTTTAGTACCTGCGACTAACGTTTCAGTTGTAGACTTTTGTGAATTATAAGTTGGCTCAATTTGTAAAAAATCAATAAATTGACTATCAGCATACTGACTCTTGAAATACTGTTCCCAAAGTCCTCCAATCAATCCATTGTTATCATCATGAAACGTCATTGTAACAGGATTGTACTGTATTGCAGTTTGAATGTTTGTCTTTTTACCGTATTGGTTTTTTGTTTCTGTATTAACAGTAACGCCGGGTAAATTAAAACCCTTTACAAGCATACCAGTTTCGATTCTTGCTTCTGCTTCATTGAATCCATAAAAAGGATTAGGTGTTCTAATTGCGGTAGGATTAATATCTAGATATACATGATATAAAAATTCTACTTTTGGAGATAAACGCATAAAGTTGTCTGTGAACAACCTTGCCGCATGTTGGTAATCACGCATGTCTCCTTGACTGCCAAATATACCGTTCGCTACTGATCCTAGAAATTTAGTTAACTTTGCCATACTATTATTTATTCATAAAAAAAGGTCGGAGATTTTTACGTCTCCGACCATTAAAACAGATGACTATTTTTATGCCCTTAACCTGTTGCTAAGGTTCTAATTGTTCTACCAATCGCTGTACCAATACCTTCTGGCTGACCAGCACCATTAGTTTGGATAGCGTTATCGTATTGAATTGACATAGTAACGTCAACCGGATTTGAATCTCCGTAACTCAATTGATTGTAGTTAATATCTTGTACGAAACAACCAACTAGTTCGAATGTTTCAAGTACATTTGGACTATTAGCACCGTTACCACCATCTAGAATTTCAATTCTAGTTTTAAATTTGTAGTCGATACCACTTGCCGCACTTGATTGTTCGAAGAAATCGAACTGTTTCTGTAACTGTTGACCAGCACTCTTGCTCACAGCATTGTTTACATCATCACGTATTGTGATTGTAATTGGTTGCCATGTGTGTTTACCTGCGTAGTAAACTTTTGAGTTGTAAACATCAATCGCAATTGATTCAAAGTTTACATTTGGTCTTGTAACATCAATAATTTGTTTTGTTAGTTCGATGTTAGGTGCACCTGCGCCGAAGTTTTCAAGACTCACTCTAAAGCGATACTTGAGTTTCGGCATCAACAAGCCTTGTGAACTTGCTGACTGGTCACTTGCCAACGGAACTGTAAATTTACTTAAACTTGAAATAGCCATCTAATTTGCTCCTTGTATATAGTTATTTATCACCATTATAGATTGCCCAAAGTTGCTATCTCGCCTGTGTTCTTTAGGCGTAATGGAATGTAAATGAATTCCACACTCTTAACTGGTTCAATTGCAACATCAACATAGAGTTCATTACGATCAATTCTTGCTGGTGTGTTGTTTGTTTCATCACATACAACTAAGAAGTCGTAAACTGCTCTTTGTCCTACTAATTCTAATAATAGGCTTTCCATTGCTTGCTTGATCTCATCACGTGTGATTTTATCATTTGGTTCAAACATAAATGGCTTACCAAGCAAACTAAACTGTCTTCTTAGATAAGCAACTAAACGTGCAACGTTAATTCTATCTAATGAACTTGCATTTCTTGCTCTTGTGTATTGACCAAAGTTAACCAATCCACTACCAGTAATAAATGTTAGTGGGTTAATTTTAACACCAGCCATTGTTTCACGAACACCGTCATTCAATGCAACAGCATTAAACTCACCTTCGCCGTCAATGTAACCAACTGCTGATGCGTTAGTAATGCCACCACGTCTTGTTCCTGCTGGAGCAAACCATGGATAAGAAACTGCATCACTTACTGCAATAGTACGTAGCATCATGTGTGATGCTGGAACAACAATGTTGTTACCATTAATGTCTGTTGTTAGTCCTGATGGATAAAATGCCGCCATGTATTCATCATAACTTACAAGTCCTTCTTCACCGTCAGTAGCGGCACTTGCTGTGTTGTTACCATAATTTTGTAACTCAGTAGCAGTAGGACGTAGTCTAAATGGAGTATCTCCAACCACAAATCCTGTAATACCTCTATCAACGTTTAAGTTAATTAAGTCTGTTGTAAGTTCTGGATAACCTGGAGCACTTAACAATGTAAAGTTACGTGTCTCTTCGTCACGTAGCAATTCGTTTGCATTTACACTTGCCTTCATCGCCGCAACTACTGTTGCACGTTGAGCGTGTCTACCAAATAATCCTGAACCATCTGATTTAGTTGTGTTCCAACCAATCCAACGATTTGTTTTGTATGAAGTCATTGCTTCGTCTAAGTAACGAGTGTTTTTACCACTGTTTGCTGTAATGTCAACATGTCCTCTTACAAATTTCTTAACATTGAAACCTGAACGTCTTGTGTTCCATAGCAACATACCACGTGGGTAAAGTGCTGGATCCGGACAGTCTGGATCAACATAGTTTGTGCTTAAAAGATCGTCGATATCTGCTTTAGTATCTCCAGTTGCACCACTTGAACCGTAACGTGCATCTGCAAAAATAATACCGTCTTCTGTTGTTTGATCAGTAACATCAATTGCTACCCATTCAAGTGCAGTGTTGTCCCAACGATAAACGTTTTGACCATACTTTTCAACATCTGAAGTATCAACCCAAATATCACCTTCTTCTAAATCTGTGTTATCACTTTGTCCGCCTGTTTTCTTAGGCTCTGTAGCACTTACAATCGGACCATTAGGATCAGTTGCACCAGCATATGGTGTGTAGTTTAGATAACCTACCCATTTAGTTCCGTCGTTTACCATGATATCCACTTCATCAACTGTAGTGTCATACCATAATGTTCCGTCTGCTGGAGTTGCTGTCGGAGCATCATTGCTTGCTTGGTATACTAGTGGTTTCCAGTTAGAGATAACAAATGTGTTGTCATCGTCTGCACCTGCTGTGTAGAAGTTAGCGGATCCGCTTTCTACACCAGTTGCACTGTTTCTTGACCAACCAGTAAATCCTGCACTTGCAAATAAACCATAAGTGTCAGTAATTTTAATTTCGCCGCCTAATTTGTGTGAAATAGTTAGGAAGCCGTTTGATACGCTTGCAACAATATTAGTAAATCCTTTACTGCTAATTGCTGTTGCAACGTCTTCTACAGTAGTACCACCTACACTAATACTTTGTGCAGTATTAAATTCACCTGAGTTAGCAAGTGTTTCTGCCATTGTAAACGAACCTGCGGTTACAGTTGGATTTGCACCTTGCTCTTGACCTGTAACTGTAGTTGGTGAACTTGTAACACGTCTGTATAATTTAAAGTTTACTAATTCTTCAACACCTGTTGTTGAATCATCTGCTGTTGCTCTACCTGTATAGTTTGCAAGAGCAAAAACTGTTCCTGCTGGAATCTGTGTTCCACCTGTTGAATCAATTTCATAAACTGCTTGTTGTCTTGTGTTGTAGACCGGTGTGTTTACACTTGTCCATGCACCTAATGTATCATTCCATACTTTTGTAGTAAGTTTTACACCTAGGTTTGGTACTGAAGTTTTAAACCATACACTACCTGTTGGTCTGTTAGCACTGTGTGAAGTGCCTGCTACAGTTAATGTATCAGTTGACTTCCAAGTAGGAACACTTGAGTGTTTGCTAATTTGTACTTCTGGACCAGCATAGTAAGTTTCAACAATGCCTAGTGTGTCACAGATGTTATCACCTGTAGCATCTGCAATAATAATTGCTCCGTCGTCTGTTGTACCGTCTGTGCTTGAAGTTCCATCTGTGTAAATTTCTAAAATTCCACCTGCTGTAACTTTTGCCGCAACACCTGTAATACTTGCCGCATTAATTGCTGTTGCTAAATCTGATACAGTAGTACCACTTATTGTAACAGCAGTTCCATTAATATTTACAGCATGACCTGATGATAAAGTTGGTGAAGCAACTGTTGCTTGGATAGTTGGCCAACTTGATGCCCAACTGTCTGAAGTAAATGTGCTTCCTGCCGCACTTGCAACATTTGCACTTGTAGTTGTACCTACTTTAACCCAAACGTTATCTGCGTTTTTGTAGTAAACATCGTTTGATGTTCTAGCAGTGACGATGGCATAGTCACCTTTTGATCCTACGCTTGATTTTGGATCACCTGAACTTACGTTTCCAACAAGGTCTGTAGCGGAGTTAAGAACTAATGGAGCCTTGTTAGCAAATTTTTGTGTTGATTTGTCCCATTCAAATACACCATATAATGAATCATTAGTGTCTAACCAATATGTTCCATCTGCTGGTGTACCTGCCGGTGCTGATGATGCACCTGTTAGTTCGCCTAAATCTGCATTTGCACGAACAACATATGTTCTGTTAGCAACACCCAAGAATGAATATGCCGCTTGTAGACCATATTCATTCAATTCGTTACCATGTAACGGATTGTTGCTAGAATCTGTATAGAACGTTGGATTACCAAACGTTTCTGTTAATTCTCTTTGTGATGTAATTAGGTAAGGTGTACCTGCATTCGCGGAAAGTGTTCCTGCGGCAGTTCCTGTACCTGCGCCGTTAGGCTTATTAGCCGCCGTTGCTACAATAATTAGTGGTACTGTAGATGCTGTGGCTGGCGTGTAAAAACTTTCGTCAATTACGCTGACTTCAACTCCTGGTGATGATAGTGCCATCTTTTTAACTCCTTTAAATTTAAGTTCTTAAACATATTTAGCAACAAGATCCAAAAATGCGGTATAATATACAGCGAAAAAGGTATCGAAAAGGGCGGGTAAATACAATTATGACAAGACCATTATGTAAATCATGTAAACGTAGACCCTGTGCAGTTAATTATAAAAAGGGTCGTAAAACCTACTATAGAAGTAAGTGCGAACAATGTGCTAGAGGTAGAACTCCTAGTACACCTATGTGGTATACTCTAGGTTATAGGCAAAAAGACAAGTGTGACAAGTGCGGATTTGAAAGCAATCACAAGGAGCAATTTGCAGTGTATCATATAGATGGTAAACTAACAAACTGTAGGCACGGTAATCTTAAAACAGTGTGTGCAAACTGTCAGCGAATACTACACAAACAAGGATTTACTTGGAAACAAGGTGACTTAACACCCGATTTTTAAGAAACTCAACACTGCTATCATTTTCAATTACAGCGTCAAATTCTACATTCGCCCACGCCCATTCTGAGATATGCACATCTGGGTATTTGTCTTCCATTTTGTGTGATACAACAATGCCTTTTGATTGTTTCTGTGCCGCTTTTTGACGCATCTCTGTTTGTGCAATTTCCCACCATTCGGGGTCATCGCCTCGTTTAACACGCCATAGTTTACCACCAATAGAACGAATCATTTCTGCTTCATTTTCAAAACGTACATCGGGTATAACAAAATCTGTTTCAGGATGTGCAAGTAATTGCTGTTTTACTAGGCTTACCCATATACCATCATAGAAGCCATTACGCATACAGTCTGTACCAAACAGTTGTAGCACCAAACGAGGAGTTACAGGTTTACCTAGTTCTGTACTCCAGTAAGGATCTACTTTTTCGCGCCAAGCACGTGAATCTTCTGTGTTGCCTTCTAGCATTTCTCGGTCCCAACCAAACACACTAGCAACACCGTCTTTGAGTTTATCTGCAAATGATATTTTTGTAAAGCCTCTTTGCTCTACCAAGAAGTCTGCAACGGTTCCTTTACCCGAACCTATGAGTCCACAAATGCCAATAATCATAAAAGATCCTTTATTAAAAGTATCCTTAAATTGTATAGTCATTAATGTGGAAAGTCAAGTTGTTTTTAGCCAATTACGAAAGATAATGGCTTACTGCCATCTACGTAATTTGCCAAATCCATTTCCAGTTTCTCCATTTCAGCCGCGGCATCTGCTTTTAGTGCATCGCCATTAAGTGAAGTGCCACCTTGTGGTGTTGAAATTGTAGCAAATTTAGAACGTGCTTCACCTAGCATGTATTTGCTAACTGCTAGTGTGTAATCTTTTAACCATTGTCCTGCGTATGGATCAGATAGCAAGTTAAAGTCTGGACGTTGGTTGTAGATTTGCATTAGTACCTGCTCGTCGCCTCTTGGACGTTGCATGATTGTAAGTTTTTTACTGACAGGTTCAAATTTAAAGTTGATAAAACTACCAAACATTCTGCCTACTAGTTCTTGATATCCTGCAAAAGCATAGTAAGTTGATAGTCCACCCATCTGTGTTGAACTTAAAAGATATGTGTTTGAGTAAGCAAGATTAAAAGGTTCAAACAATGTACCTCCATCTCCGCCACCGCTTCTAGAGCCAATTGAACGTCTAAACAATTCTCTTACTTCCATAACTTCGTTTGGAAGAATATAATCGTTGGTATCTTCTTGTAATTCTAGTATAGCATAGGATTCTTCCACGGCATTTTCAGCACGTTGTCTGTATTTGCCTAGTGCTTTTTCCAGTGCTACTTCATAGTGATTAGGATCAAGTTCAACATCGATCATTCCGTCGCCAAGTAGTGTGCGACAGTAATTAAAAATTTGTTGTTTTTTGTTTTCTAAATCGTTGCTCATATATACTATTTAACCTCTTATGGTACTGGGGTTAGGTTTACTTTATACCATTGCCCGTTTAAGTAAATCATTAATGCTTGTGTTCCGTCGCCATTTGGATCCCAATTAGTACCATCTGCTACCGCTAGTGTTCCGTTTGCGATTAGCACAGGAGGTAGTGCCAATGGATCTGGCATCGGTTCTGGCCCTGGTGTTAAAACAGTGCTTGTATTACTGCTACCAGCAATTTGCGTTGATTCTTGATAGTCTTCGTATTTTCCTATTAAAGGTAAAACTTTATATCCAAGTTCATTAAAATAAATGAACACTCCCATAGTACCTGTAACTCCACTACCTGATGTTACAGTTCCGTTATCATCTATATTGAATACAATACCATTTGTTTCAGCATCAACAAGATCACTTAAAGTTCCTGCTGGAATAGGACCGCCACCCTGGATAGTAGCACCAGTTAATGTACCAAAATTGTTTTGTAACGGATTAAATGAAACTGTAGCATTAAGTGTTTGTCCATCAATTGTGAAACTTCCACTATATGTTTTGCTATAGGCAATTATTTTTGATCTTTCTTGGACCTTTAGTACTAAAGAACTAGAAACTCCTACAGCATTACCAGCAAATTTTCCACCGGCAGTTACAGGAAGATTAACTGTTCCGTCGTCTAGCAATCTATTTTGACTTATAGTTTCTGAACCTCCGGTCCATTCTAATATAACTCTTCTTTCGTACTGTAGCCAAGGATATGTACTAGCAACATTAGAAATACTTGAATCCCAATTAGCGTTTACGTAGCCTGTCCACCCTTGAACTTGACCTGTGCTATCTCGTAGATATCCGTCAAGTACAAGTCCCGATCTGTCAACATAGTCTTGAAATACTGTGTTCCAAGCAGTCGAATATGATGGACTGTTATAGAATGCTGTTGAGTCTGTTGTATCAATTGATAAAGTTTCTTGACTTGGGTTAATACACTGTACTGTTAGATTGTCTCCCGGACCAGCATTTTCGCCACGTTTATCTACTTCAACTCCAATTAAACTGCCGCCGCCATCAGTTACAGCCTTAATTACACTTCCAAATGGATCTGATTCTATGGCAGGATTACCGTCTAGATAATTTTTGTATTCTGTTCTATCATTATATCTTGCTGAACCGCCAGTATCTGTAATATGATAGCCTGATAAGAAAGTATGGGTTGTTGCTTGAGCACTTGCTGTGGCAACAGAATCTACTACTCCATTAATATCTCTCACAATTACATCACTAAACAGTGCTTTATCTATCTTATGTAATGTGCTAACAGGACCGGCATCGTAAATAAATCCAACCAATCCTTGAGATTTTGTTACGCCACTGCCTGTGGAAAGATTACCACTAATTTGTATTCCACTTCCACTTGATGTGATTGTTGCTGTTCCTAACTGAATAGTGTTTGCTGTTAATGTACCTGAACTTGTAATTCCTGTTGCTGTTGTTGAAAGTGTTTGATTACCGATTGTTATTGTGTTACCTGAAAGATATAAATCTCTAAATCTTTTTGTTGAACTGCCGATGTCATAGGCAATATTAGTATCTGGCACAATATTTCCTTTAACAGTTCCATTTAAATTTATTGAACTGCTTACACCATCTATGATAGGTGTGCTATCATCACCTACTACACTGCCTTTTAAATTACCAACAAAATTGCCATAGTGTGTTCCGCTTATAGCATCGACTAATGTTGTACTATCGTCAGCATACAAACTACCGCGAACATCACCAATAACATTTGTGGTAATACTGCCATCTTCTAGTGCTACAATTCTAGTATATACTTCTGTAAAATTGGTATTGACCTTGTTAAAGGCAGAATAAAGACTATCGCCATCTCCTGCTCCTGCACTAGATCCTGTGTTAATTGTTAATTGCGCCATGGTAATCAGTTTCTCCGTTACTCATATTTATTCAATAAATACAATTACTATGCCAAGATTAAGTTTATACAAACCGGAGAAATCAGCAGACTATCGTTTTATTGACAAGAACGTTAATGAAGCATTTCAGGTCGGCGGTACTGACATATTCATACACAAATATGAAGGTCCTGTTGATCCAGGCGATAATGCTACTGCTAGTCAACCTCGCGGTACAAATGATATTCCTGAAACAAAAATACAGGATTTGCTGTTTTTAGAAAACAGAGATAGAAAGTATTCAGATGATGTGTATTCTATTAGAGGAATTTACAACGTACAGGATCTAGACTTTGATCTAAGTCAGTTTGGTATGTTCCTACAAAATGATACAATTTTTGTAACATTTCATCTTAATAGTTCTGTCGAAGCATTGGGCAGAAAACTAATGAGCGGTGATGTTCTAGAACTGCCGCACCTAAAAGACGAATACGCACTTAATGACTATCGGGTTGCTCTTAAGCGTTTTTATGTTATTGAAGATGTAAACAGAAGTGCAGAAGGATTCAGTCAAACTTGGTATCCACATTTGTTAAGGGTAAAAGCAAAACCAATTATTGATAGCCAAGAATTTAAAGAAATCTTTGATAAAGACAGTGGCGAAGGCACAGGATCAACAATACGTGATGTGCTTTCAACATATGAAAAAGAAATGCAGATTAATGAAGCAGTGCTAAACCAAGCAAATGAAGATATTACAGGCGATCCTAATCAACCTGTTATTAGTGGTTATGATACCAAACAGTATTTTGTTGTTCCAACTGACGCTGAAGGTAATGTGCTTACACAGGACGGATCAGCAAGTGATGTAAAAGTTTCTAGTACAAGTATTGACGCTAGTGCTATTATTAAAACTCCTAATGCTAATTTTTATGTTGGATACTTAACTGGAGACGGAGCACCACTTAACGGAGCACCTTATGGATTTGGTAGCCAGTTTCCACAGGGCAGTGGTGAAGGTGATTATTTTTTAAGAACAGACTATTTTCCAAACAGATTGTTTAGATATAATGGAACTAGATGGACAAAAGTTGAAGACGGTGTAAGAGTTGAACCAATGACCAGCGACAATGCTAAAACACAACTTGGTACTTTTGTTAATAACACAAACACCAATACAATTAACAACAAACAAGTTGAAGAACGTCAAGCACTATCACAAGTACTTAAACCTAAGGCGGATAATTAATGCAACATTTTTATGATGGACAGATACGTAGATTTGTAACACAGTTTGTACGTGTTATGAGTAACTTTAGTTACAAAGACAGTGCAGGAACACTTCGCAAGATTCCGACAAGTTACGGTAATCTAACACGCCAAGTAGCACATATTATCCGTGACAACTCAGAAAACAAAGTAATTAGTGCTCCACGTATTAGTTGTTATATTACAGGTTTAGAATATGCTAGAGACAGAGTACAAAACCCTACACACGTAAGTAAAGTACATTTACGTGAAAGAGATTATGACGATGCAACTGGCGAGTACTTACAAAGTCAAGGACCAGGGTACACAGTAGAAAGATTAATGCCTGTGCCATTTAACTTGCAAATGAAATGTGATATATGGTCAACAAACACAGATCAAAAATTGCAAATTATGGAACAAATGCTTGTGTTGTTTAATCCAAGTTTAGAAATTCAAAGCACAGCAAACTATATTGATTGGACTAGTTTAAGTTTAATTGAACTAGCAAGTGTAAACTATTCAAGTCGTGCTATACCACAGGGTGTTGATACAGAAATTGATATTGGCGAACTTACATTCACAATGCCTATATGGATTACACCTCCTGCAAAAGTTAAACAACTCGGTGTTATTGAAAAAATTATTATGAGTGTGTTTGACGAGACCGGAAGTATTAGTGATGGTATTATTGATTCAGCAAGTCCTATAGCAACAGTAAATATTACGCCAGGAAACTTTGGCTTACTAGTATTAAACAATACAGCAAGGTTGTTATCACCAAGCGAAGGTGTTAGTGAACCTAGTGCAGGCGAATTTGATAGAACTGGGGAACCTGTAAGTTGGTACAAATTATTAGATCAATATCCAGGAAAGTTTAGAGCAGGATTAAGTACAGTAAGACTTGCAAAAGCAGACGGTAATGAAATTGTTGCTACAGCAAGTGTAAATCCAACAGATGACACAGAGATAGTGTTAAGTTTTGATAGTGATACTGTACCTGAAAACACAGTGCTAACTGATAGTATTACTAGTAGAGGAACAGTTGATGCTATTATTGATCCATTAACTTATAACCCAAATGTTAGTGCATCTAATGCAGGTACAAGATATCTTATACTAAATGACATTCATCAGCACATTAAGAATGATAGTTCAGATGCAAATATGAATGCTTGGCAAAATGCAGACGGAACAATATTACAAGCAAGTGCTAATGATATTATTACATGGAATGGCACAAATTGGGAAATTACTTTCGATGCTGGATCAAACGACGAACGTGCCGATTCTAGCGTGGCACAAGACCCTGTCTACATAACTAATACATATACAGGCGTACAGTACAAATACACAAACGAAACTGGCGCTTGGTTAAAAAGTTATGAAGGTGAATATAATAAAGGGTCATGGCGACTAGTACTTTAAAAGATAAAAATATAGTTTGTAGTGGAGCATTATTTTATGCCCGCAATACCAAACGATTTCTATTCCTAGAACGTACCAAAACAAAAACTGCTGGTCAGTGGGGGCTTGTTGGCGGTATGGCAGAAGGAAATGAAACTCCGTGGAAAGCATTAGAACGTGAGATTAGTGAAGAAGTTGGTAAAACTCCACCTATTAAAAAAGTAATACCTTTAGAAATGTTTACATCAAACGACAGTAAATTTTTCTTTCACACGTATCTTGCTATTGTAGATAATGAATTTATTCCAACACTTAATCATGAACATTCTGGATATGCTTGGACAAATGTAAACTGCTGGCCTAAACCTTTACATGTAGGACTACGTAATACACTTCAAAATAAAGCCATTAAAGATAAACTACAAACGGTATTGGATTTAATAGTATGAGTTGGTTTACTGACTTATTTGGTCATGAATTTGAAACTAAAATAACAAAACTAAAAGATCAAATTATGTGTGACGATAACGAGCATAAAGAACGTGTGAATACTTGTTTACAATGTGAGCATTATAATAAAAGTATGCAAATGTGTCAAAAATGTTACTGTATTGTTCCTATTAAAACAAAAATCAAAGCATTTCATTGTCCCATTAATAAATGGTGATTAAATGTTTTTTCTCCGTCAATAATACTACTAATAGATCTACTGTTATCAAAATCAATTAAAATATTTTGTGTATTTGTAGTAAACATATCTTCTAAACCAAGATCAATATTACAAAATGTATTTTTAGTTGTATAATGATCATTATCAATTTCAACAACTAATTTTTCTTCAGTGTTCTCTATTAGTATACCAGGTATTTCTACATTATGTTCAAGCGTTGTTGTAGGAAATACTTTATTGATATCTCTAATCTTGCCCCACTCTAGCATACTTTTTGACATGCAGATAAAATAAAAACAATTAGGGTATTTAGATGTAAGATCTGGAATAGTTTCTGGATGTAAGATATTCAAGTTTTTGTATATGAATTTTTTATTAGCGGTGGTCCAGCAAATTACAGTGTGTGAATCTATTTTGTGATTATAAAAAGAATTTATTTGTGTGCGCCATTCAGTTAAGTCGTCTACTTTCCACGACCCAATCCAATCATTAATCATTATACCAATCCCGTAAGTAAAGTGCATGGTTAGGAAATGCTTCAATTTGTGCTTGTGTTTTTGTTTTGTATAAATTATATGATAAATCACCGTACTTCTTTACAGCATCTGTGATTTCTAAATTCGAATTATCATAAAATCCCATAAGGAAAAGCAATTCAAACCATTGTCCTACGTGAAACATATCAAAGTGTCCTTTCATATGTAATGCTGGCGGAGGAGAGGGGCTGAACATTCTATATAGTTTTTCAACACTAGGTGGTAATTTTATTTTATGTACATCTTTCCAAAATTCTGTATCTTTTCTATGGCATAAGTTATAGTGTATAAAGATAAAATTATGAATTTCATCTATCATAGTTTCAAACTCTCTACTAAGATATTCTCTGCTGGTGTTATCATACATGCCATTTTGTTGTAAAATAATACGAGTTAAATTTTGAACTGCTTTTGTTGTAAAAGTAATACCTGTTGCTTCTAAAGGTTCTACAAAGCCAGCACTTAATCCAACAGCATAAACATTTTTTACTGCAATATTTTTATGTTTGCCAATTTTCATATGTAAATGATTTGCTTGTGCTTCATACTCTCCTATTGCATCACGTAATTGTTGCTCTGCTTGTTCTGGTGTGCAGTGTTTACTAGAATACACATAACCGTTGCCAATTCTACTCCATGTAGGAATTTGCCATCGCCATCCATTATCCATTGCAATGGCTTTAGTATAAGGGTGCATTGCTTCCCGTCTATTAGCATTATAATCTTTTGGTATTGCTACTGCCCTGTCACAAATTAGTGTATTGTTAAAACTTATAAAAGGCTCTCCTAATGCTTCTTCTAACAACATACTTTTAAATCCTGTACAATCTATATACAAATCAGCAGTAAGTGTACCGTTGTTTTTTGTTTTTAATCCACTAATACCGTAATCATCTTGATGTACTTTAATAACCTCATCATCGTAGTATTCTAATTTATGTTGACATGCCTTTTTCAGCGTTTCCGTAATTTTGTCTGCTCTAAAATGGACTGCGTCCCAACTTTGTCCGTTAAGTCCGTATGTAAAGTCTAATCTATGATCGTCTAGTTTAGGAGACTTGTTATTTCGTGCAAGTT